CCCTGACGAAGCTAGCTCAGGGTTTTAACCTACCCTGGGGAGGTGTAATGCCTGAGACTCTTGCTGAAAGTATCTATAAGTCTTTCAACAACCGTGATGTGACCTGGCAGAAGAACGAAAGTACTCCGTCAGAAGTCACGAAAGTATTTTCCATACCCATCTCTTGGACTGAAACCCGTACTGGGTCGCAGAATCCGAAATGGAGGGACTCCGTTGAAAAGCTAAAGGAGGCTGGAACAGCCTACTCACGCCTTAACCGGATGACCTATAGTGTGGGCAAGTATAAGATTCGAGTAGAACTAGCTCGGACCCATGGCTTGCTTAACTATTATGGAGAGTCTCATGATTATTCCTACATTCGACTTCCTGCGAACGTAGTTACCTCATCTAAGGCTTACAACACTGCCTTAGGGAACTTCTTGACAGACATCAATTCGGCTATGTCCCCCTTTAAGGGCATGGTTTTCCTTGGTGAATTAAAAGAGACCCTGAAAATGTTGCGGTCCCCCGCTTCGGCACTTCGTGACGGTTTCAGCACATTCATTCAACGTGCCCGTCGCCATCGTCGCTCGAGGTGGAGTCGTCAAGATATCAGGAATGTTAATCACATTCTTGCTAACTCGTGGCTTGAATATTGCTATGGGTGGATACCACTCATGGCTAGTATCAAGGATGCCGCAGAAGCCTATAAAGCGCTGCAGGACAAAGTGTACACCTCGTTTGTCTCGGGTCAATCCCAGGACGATTTTGGTGGAACTACGTCGACGGTCTTCGACCCTTGGCCCTTATATTGCTATATTTTCAAAACCTCGAAAGAGGCTATGCGAGATAAGGTCCGTTTTAAAGGTCAAGTCGTCCATCGGTTCAGTGGACTCGATACTCTTTCGGCTCAGCGCGTTGCTGAGCTGTCAGGGTTCCGTCTAGGTGAGTTTCTCCCCACTGTTTGGGAACTCTTACCTTACAGCTTCGTACTTGACTATTTCACAAATATTGGTCAGGTACTCAACGCTGTTTCGGCTCTTGCAGCCAACTTAGCGTGGAGGAGCTGTAGTCGCTGGACTTCTACAAGTATTGAAGTCAGCTATCGCGCAGACACGACTCGAATACTGAACGAGTTGGGTAAACTAACCACAACCGTCACAGAATCGGGTGTCCCTTCTAAGTGCGAGAGACTGAACTACTCTCGCGTTATCCCAGACCTAAAGGTCCCGGAACTTGTTCTACACTTGCCAAATAATCCATGGCAGTGGGTCAATCTTCTCGCTCTTTTCTCCGCGAGAATCATCTAACTCCTTCCTCTTACGAGGTGTATTATGGCTTTTAGTCCGTCTTCCCCGATTACCGGGGCAGCCATCACTGGTTTGACGAGCCCGACTTATACGATCGTCGCTGATACCCCGCCTAACGCGAGCAGCAAGCAATACGCTGTCTCAGCCCTCGGTGGGACTCAGACTGGGGTAACGCCGCATTCCTTAAGCGCGCCGTTCACCCAAACGATGTTTCGGCCTTCGTCGATCAAGTCCTTAGGATCTCCGAACTCCGCGGGAGTGGTTCGTACCTTCCCGAAGAACACGTTTGAAGTTCTGACTCGAAAGGGGTGCAATGTCTTGGCAAATCAGCCAGTCCAAATCGCCTCCATTAGGTCGTCCTTCACGATGCCAGCCGGTGCTGATACCTACGACGCAGTTAGCGTAAAGGCAATGCTTTCGGCGCACATCGGTCTGCTTACCCAAATTGCTCAGGGTATCGCGGACACTGTCCTTACGGGCACATTGTAGTGCTCGTTCAGAGTGAGTCCAGAATCTCCTTAATTAAGGGATCCCTCAAATGGCTGAATGTAGTATTATTGCTCTTTGGTCTATCCTCCTTCACGATCTCAGGTGTAACAATGTTGGTCTTAACTTCCCTGAAGGCTTCTCTTTCGAGGATCGAGAGGCAAGTCCTCCAGTGGGATGTACAGATCGGCAGTATGCCGCCTATTCCCTCCTCAGATCTATCCCGTCAAAATTCCAAGACGAAATAGACAAAGATGCCGCTGATCAGGCTGCGTGGAAGTTATTCCATGAGGCAAATCACGCGTGCGCCAACTGGGAGTTGCGGTATGGCGAGTTAGGACCCTACGACGAAATAGTTCTAGGCGAGTTTAAAAACCTCGTCTATGACTTCTTTAATCCAGGTGGGTACCCTCTGCTGAATCATGCAGATATGGTTCCCCACTTGGACTTCGGACCTGGGTCCGCGCCGGGGGCTGATAGCTGTGACTTTATCACCAAAATAGGCGAGTCCAGTCTTACAGCCTCATCGTCACTCATCATTTCACTTTACGATGAGTGGCTAAGGGATTCTCCGTTGCGGGTCGACTGTGAAATAACCAGACTTTTCGCGATGGGACCTCCTGTGATTGTGAAGGCAAGCAAAATGACTGCTGTTCCTAAAAAGCGGTCAGTATCGCGCCTAGTGAAGCCCGAACCCCTTCTAAATATGTTCTTTCAGAAGGGCATTGCCGGTATACTTCGTCGGCGTTTATGGGATTACTTTCGCATCAACCTCACCGACCAGCCCGGTATAAATGCCGAGTTGGCTCGCGTGGGATCAATCGATGGTAGCCTGGCGACGATTGACTTAAAATCGGCTTCCGATTACCTCTCAGTAGGTTTGTGTACGTGGTGTATACCGCGTGCCAGTAATACCTGGCTTTTAGGCCTTAGGTCTCCTGGGGCGGTAACGGATAGGGGGGAAGTCCAGTTGCATATGATGGCAACTATGGGGAACGATTTCTGTTTCCCTCTGCAGACTTCTCTTTTCGCGTGTGCAGTCCTTGCTGTCTATAGAGCTCTTGGTATCCCTATTCGCAAGAGTAGCGAT